ATCATATTGTATTATGCAGCAAACGTCTCTAGAGCGGTTTGCAACTTTCTGTTGCGTTGTATGGCAGAAGAAGATGAAATAGAAGTTTATGATGAACCCTTGCCTGGACAATCTCAAACAGGTATAGTTTCATCGATATTGTCCTTAATTGTGTTTGCGTCAACATTCATGGGAAAAGGACCTATAGATGCGAATAAGGTATTGGCGGCATTTAATGCGTCGCACACAGCAATATCTAAGGTGACAGACTCGGACATGGCCAAATCAATTTCTGGTTATGTAGAACCTATTGTAAAATCTTTTTTGTACAAATATTTAGGTTGGGAATTTGAAGCCACAGAAACTGAACGAATTTCTGGATGGCTGTCCGAAGTTTATAACATACTTATGGATCCGAATTTGGACATTAAGATTACTTCTGACGATAAATTCAGAGAGAGGGTTATAGACGTTTGTAAAGTTCGGGATGGCATAACAGCTATGGCAGCAACTAGCGGTTATAAGATGCCACCGAATGTTAGTACTTTATTTACGGCTCTCATGGCATTAGAAAAGAAAGTGGAATTTTCAAAAAATAGATGCGCCTCAAGAGTGGAACCGCAAACTATTTATATAGCAGGTCCTACCGCTCAAGGTAAAACGTTCATGTTAGACGTTTTGGCAGCAAATTTAATGGCACATGACCAGACGATAGCACATTACGGCGATTTTAAACCGGATGTTCACATGTATTGCAAGCAAAAAGAGTCAGAATACTGGGAAGAATACAATGGGCAACCATTTGTAGTCTTTAATGATGCATTCATAGGTAGCACAACGGAATCCAATATGACAGAAGCGAAAATGTTGATGGGAGTTTGCGAAGGTGGGTCTTATGCTTGCAATATGGCATTTGATAGGAAAGGTAAAACTTATTTTAATTCGCCATATGTTATGATCACGTCGAATAGACCGAATTTTCATAATGTTGGTTTATTCACAAAAGATGCTTTGGAACGACGTATGAATTTCCCTGTTTACGTACAAAGGAAAAAACAGGGATCCAGTTTTGTAGATTACGATGCGAGTAAAAACAACATAGATGCGTGTTGGGAGTTTTACGTAATAGACTTTGGTTGTCCATCTTGGTTATCGACTGGTATTGAAATAGAAGGAACTTCGACTAAGATGATCAAAGGATTCAGAGTTTATGAACAACCTATTCATATGTCGACTCTTATTGCACTCATTTTGAAGCGAAGGACATATACAATAGATAAAAAATTAACGATGGACTCTCAGATGACTAAGGATAATATTTTGAAAAACTCACATATTCATTTGGCCCAGTCTCAAATGAAAGGGATGGCTAAAGGTTCTTTTGAGAAATTATTAAGAGAAGCTGGGAAGAGTTTTGAAAAATTGAAAGAAGATGCAGAAACAGAGTTGGACAAGATTAAAGTAAATATAACAGATAAGATGATAGAAGTTGAAGAAGGAATTTTGAGTGTATCTCCAGTTTTGACTTTCGTTGCGACGGAGGAGATTGATTTTGCTCCGGGTTTGGACAATATTTTGATTCCAGACGACCTCGACTACAAACCGGCAACTGGTAGACACCGTTTAATTGTTCACAGATATGTGAAGTCAGGTAGACATTATTTCATGTTTAATGAATTTTACTGGGAAGTGTTTTTAGATAGAAAGAAAGCAAAATTGGTCAACAAAAATGAACTGTTTTTGGCAGATGAAATGAATGGAGTCATTCCTAGCCATAAGAAGGTTTTAGGCGTGACGTGGTATATAAGCTGTTTAGCTGCTTCGGCAAAAGAATTTTTCCTGAAGTTACAAAAATCTGTTGTAGATGGAGGAAGCAAAGCTTTTCAGTGGATAGATAACAAGGTGGACGCTTTTGTGAACCAGATCGCCGAGTATTCTACTACAGCTCCTTCGTCCGTTATGTTGATTGCAGTTATAGCAAGTGTAGCTCTCATAGCTGCAGTAGCAGGTTCGATCGTCCATATAATGATGGAAAAATTTAAGCCAAAAATACGCGAAGAAGATGACAATTTGAGCCCATTGGAAGATTATTGTGCTTTTTCGCAATCGAAATTCAACCATGTGGGAGATGCTCCAAAGAAGATGACCATTAACTCGAGATATCATATGCCAAAGAAAGTTAGTCAGATGTATAATCCTTTCGAAGGCATAGTTAGTTTCATGAATAATTCTAGGATATTAGAAATTCAATTGGAAAACGGCCATCAGTATGATACCAATATTTTAATGATTTCTGATAAAGTAGGGTTCATCGTAAAGCACGCTGTATCATTTGGACCAATATGCCAATTACGTGTTTACGGAGTTTCTGGGGAAGCTCCGGTAAGTTTTTTGAGGTCTAATGTGCAGATTAAAGACTTTCCCGACAGAGATTTAGCGAGAATAAAGTTTGAGCAATCTATTGGTTTTTGCAAAAATTATGTTTCAAAATTAAAGTCAAATCAGAAGCAACCGTCCAATGTTTATAAACCGATTCGATTAATTAAAGGCATGGTCGGAGATGATTCAGTTAAGCATTATGCCTCAGAAGGAAAGGAATTGGTGTATAAATCGGGTTCAGAAACTTGTTCTATGGTCACTCAATACGGAGAATTTCTAGAAACTAGATTCAAAGGTTATTATGTGATGATAGACGGAGGAGGATTTATGGGTGCTTGTGGGTTCCCTGTGCGATTGCCCGTCACGTCGAATGATAACGAATGGTTGATAGGAATTCATATAGGTCAAGTCGGAAACGATTCATTAGTTTGCCCGATATATAAAGAGGATTGTATAGACGCTACTAGTCAAATGAACATTTTTAGAGAGTCAAGGTATGATCTTAATTTGATGAAAGGTTCTAAATCCAAAAATACCAATATGGCACCGGCTTTTATAAAATCGTTACCATTTTCTAGTGAGAAGTCAAATTTGGTATCGACTAGATTGGAGAAAGATATTTATGAGGCATTTCCTGCAGCTACCAAAATGTATCCAGCAAAACTAGGTAGCCAGGCATATAATAATGCTATAGCTAAGTACGATTCGAAGGTGAAACAAGTGGCGCCTAATTCTTTGCTTGAACAATATGCAAATAGCCACCCTGAAATAATATTTTCCCCGTTGTGTCCTACTCCGACTAAGCCGAAGTTACCAAACTTTGACTTTGCAGATAGATCCACAATAGAACAACTGGTGAAAGCAGCAACCTTGGGAGGTTCAGTTGTAGATCGTGATAATAATAGATGGGATTTTGATTCATTTAAAGATATTAAGGCAGCCGGACCTCCGGATTTTGGTAAAAAGACTGCTTATTGGAACGTTGAAGAGAAGACAATATCTATGTCTTTTGTGAATGATATGATATGCATGATAGAAACTATATTGGATGGGGAAAATTTCGTGCTTTCAGTGAAAGACGATTTGAAGGACGAATTGAGAGAAGAAGAAAGAGTCAAAGATCATAAAACAAGGTTGTTTTGTTCTGCAAACACGCATCAATGCGTTTTGCAAAAGATCTTGTTTATGCCTATTGTTCAATATTTGAAAAACCACAGATCAGTTCAACCCATCCAATGTGGAATCAATGTACATGGAAACGATTGGAACAATTTGGCAAATCATGTATTGCGACACCCGAATTATATTGGAGGAGATCAAAGTGGACAAGATATAACAATTCCGAGGGAATTTTCTAAATATTTGTTTAAATATTTAGATTATAACTTTATATGTGATTCGAAGACGTATAAAGTTTTATTACGCGCAATGTGCGAAACCATGTCGACAACGCTCCATCACGGACGAGGATATACTTATTTTTATTTAAGAGGCAATCCTTCGGGCCAATGGGTTACCAGTTTGTATTCATCTTTTTCTACGGTGTTGGTGATGAGTTATGCTTTTGTTAAAGGCTGTATTGAGAGAGGAATTGAAGTGAACGATTCCGTTTTCAAGGAAAATCTTAGTTTTGCAGCATTCGGAGACGACAATGTTGGATCCGTCTCTGACGCGTTTAAATGGTATAACAATGTTTATTTATTAGAGCAATTCGCTAGTTTCGGTATGGAATTCACTAATCCAACAAAGACGGCAATAAATAAAGAATTTTTAGATAGGCAAGAAGTGAATTTTCTTTGTAGAGAGTTTAAAGAAACAAGGCTTTCAACATATTATAGTGCTCCTTTGGCATTGGATAGTATTTTGGGTATGGTAACTTATGTTAACAAGCCCAAAGATGAAGACACTATAGAAACCAAATTGTTGGAGGTAGTTTCAGCGGTAGAATGTGAGCTTTGTCATTACACGCGCGCAGAAGCAAATTTGATAGAGAAGAAGTTGAATAAAATTTTTAAGAAGAATAATTATAACGTAAGAATCGATCATGAGAGTTATTTAAATGGAGTTTTTCTCCCTTCTCTTCTTAAATTGTAGAATTTTTATGTCTTTGGCAGACAATAAATGCATCATGACAACATGAAAGAATGTTCACCTTGGGCTGGTGATTAAAACGCATACCGTGCTTGCGCAAGATGGATATAAACTGTCGAATTTATAGTTCCTACGCAGGCTACATAAGGCAAATATTGATGTCGTGGATTAACCGATCATGACATTTAGTTAATGGTTTCAAAGAGTGATAATATAGCACTGGACGGATATAACAGTTTAAACAATATCCAA